ATTACAGGGATTAGGGTCAGCGATTCAGTCGCTTATTACACGACTCAAAGAATTAACTATTTCGTACCGGGTCAGGTAGTCGAAATTACAGGCTGCGGAAATGCGTTTAATTTAACTGTCACCGTAAGCGATCACCGGATCGAGCCATATTTATTTACCACTTCTACAGCTGCGCCGCCGCTAAATTTCTGACTAACATAACCGAAAGCGATCTCGCCGATTTTCGATGATTTGCTTACTTTTGATCCGTCAGCAATTAGACTAGCGACCGGTGACGAACTTAGAGTCCCAGCTTTCGAAATGATTTTGCCCTGTAAATATGTAGCAAGCGCACTCGATTGCTCTTTAGCTTGAGCGACGGCTTCATCGTCCATCGCCTTAAACGCCCCAGTAATGGCTCGGAGTTCGGCTTTGTCGTACTGGACGACTTCCTTACTTTCCGCCATTTCGCTGCTCCAAAATCTCGAGTGCCGTTAATATGTCCGCCGCGTCCACCCACTCACTCATCGGAATTCCTGTCGCGATCGACAGCTCGACGATTAAATGACTTAGGCTTCCTCGGCTATGGCTTTTGGGCTATCGTCATTTCCGACCGTAATATCTACTACCGTTTCGCACCATACTTCGTAAGGTTTAACGGGCTTTCCCGCTGCCTCACGTTTGATCGCGTTCCACGCTAAAAACATTAGATCGGAAATTCCGATTTTTTCCTGAGCCTGTTGAATTGTGTAACCGGTCTTTTGTTCCCACTTTGCGAACTCAGGTGGCTGAGCTGTTGTCGTAGTAACTTTACCGTCGTTAGTTTCGATCTGTATTTGTAGTTTCATGCTCCCGATTTCTTTTCTTTAGAGTGTTGGAGTTGTCACGCATGTAAAGCTGAGTGAAACTGTTTGCGCGTCTGGAGCTGTTCCGCCGGCGCTTGGGAAAATTGGCTGTACGTCAAAGTTAAATACTGATCCGCTCGCAGCTGTAAAAACGACCGCTAGTGGTGTATTTGGAGCGCTGTCAGCCGCGTTCCATAGTGAATTGCAAAGTGACCCGCCAGCTGTCCAGTCCGCAAGCATTTCGACCGCGAAAGTTCCTTGAGAGTCAGTAGTGTAATAAGCCTTACCGTCTAGCGTTTGGTAAGTGTTGATCGTTGACTCGATTGTTAGAGTCGCGCTTGTTGCTTGAGCGTCGTATGTATCACCGTCGATTGTGAAAGTGATATCGCGCCCCGTGACGATTGTTGTTGGCATTTGTTCTCCTAGTTTTCTTGCTTGTAGTAAGTGGAAACGTCAATATCCGAAATAAGTAAATTACTCGAACCTAACGTTACGATCGACGGACGCGATACGTCGCCGACTATGTATCCCGACGGAATTGCCGCGAGAATCTGTATGACTAGCTTCTCGAGATTATCGAGAGCGCCCGCGTTGTTGTTATACGCGACGGCGGCTGAGATTGTGAAATTAACTTTTAATTGAATCGAGCTGCTAATTAGCGTCGTTTCTAAATACGGGGTACCTGGCACGATGATCGCAGCGGGCGGGATTACCGCCTCGGGTACTGACTCATAGACCGACGCGGTTACGCCAGCGAGAGCGGTCGCTAGTGGCGCGCGGACGTTAGCCTGAATTGACGTTGGCATTTATTGCCCCATAGTTTCGACGTCAATAAACGGAGCTAGTAAACCGATAACGCGATTTTGTAGTGAGCGACCTAGCACGAACGGCGACGGTTGAAAATCAACCTGAGCCGAAGTATTGCCCGGAGCTGTAATCGATTGGAAAACTTCTACTGATACCACTAATAGCGCCGACTTTACAGGCGCTACGGCTGAATATAAGTCCTCAGCTGTTGAGCCATTAAGTACGGCTAAACCAGCTGGAATTTTAGGTGTAAAAATTTGATCCGGTGCAGCTGTTGCGGTCGTGAAAATGTATGGCGCGATTTGGTGATCGTTAACCGTAACGGTTAGATCGAACGCAGCTCCGCAGCCTGAGATAATTACAGCTTGACCCGGTACGAAATAGTTAATCCGTTGAGTCGTATAAAACGCCATGCCGTCTTTGACTTCGATCCCTGTAATTGCTGACTGATAACCAGTAAGTAACGGCAGGATCGCACCCTCGGCGCTCGCGATCATAAGATCAAGATACGCGTCAGGGTAAAGAGAATCGCTAACGCCTAAAACGGCGCGAAGTTCGTCCGCGGTAATAATTGGCATTAGCGATCCTCTCTCTATTCTGCTCGGTCGCCTCGGGAGCGAAACGACCGATGATTTATTTATTTTTTAGACTTGGTTCCAGCAAGCGCCGAAAGGAATCTTTGGAGCGATTGCAGCGTAACCGTAATACAGAATATCGACGGTTCCGTCAGATTGGATATTTGTGCGCAGCTCAAAACGTGGGGACTCGTACCATGTCCACGCGTCTGGGTTAACTACGACCATTGAAAAATCGCCAGCTGATGTAGTTGGACCAGCGTTTCCGATTGAACGTGAAACGAATAGATTTAAGCCCGGTGAAACTACTCCACGAAGTGAATCGCCACGAACATTTCCTGCCTGATTGCTTGGTTGCGCCGCATTATATAGCGGTGTGCCATTGTCGTTATAACCCATGATGTTAGTCCATTGTCCCGGGCTAACTACTAAGTTACGAGCAAATCCGAGTGATGATGAATAAACAGCACCCGCAGCTTGAGATGTATAAGCAAGGAATCCGGTAGCTGAGTTAGCGTTAACGCCTGTCTGTTGACCAGCGCCAGCAATAGTACCGACAGCAAATTCATCTGTAACTTTTGCGTAAGCAAATTCCAAATTCTGAAGCAACGCTGTTAGGTAGCTTGGATCTGAACGGTCGATAAGTTCGATCGTTGAAATTGCGCGACCCTTAAATGAGTTAACTGGAACTGAAATATAAGTTGCGCTCAGGCTTGATTCTGTAATCGCTGTATTTTCTGCGATGTTCGCAACGGTTGGAACAGCTGTAACTTTTGGCAATTCGAAAGTCATGCCAGTAGCACTTAGCGCTTCGCGAGATAGGGCGTCGATCATGCCGCGATCTGCGTTAGCTAGTGCGTTGATTACTGTACGGCTTTGTGGTGTTGGAACCATGCCCGGAGCTGTTGATGTTGTGTTATCGGCAGCCTTGACATATTGGCGAGCGTCCTCATCGTGTAAAACTGACGCCTTGAGTGAATACTGTAAATAAGAAACCTTATCGACAATAGGTGAACGTGGCGCGGTGTACGCCATTGGGACGTGCTTAGACGCTTCTACCGTTTCGGCAGCGGCGCTTTCTGGAACGGTAGTGTCTGACACTTGTTCTCCTTCTGTTGTTGGATTTGTTTCCTCTGTTTCCTCATCTGTTTCGGAATCAGAATTATCATCTGTTGATTCGACTTCCTCGTCGGCTTCGGTTTCGCTCGCGGCTACGGAGCTGACTCTTGCGCTATCGATGGCTGGATCAGAAACCAAACTGACCTCATCGAGCGAACCCTTTGCGACCACTAACACGCCATCGACGAAATCGTGTGCGTTTACTTTAACTCCCACACTAAAACCATCGCGCAAACCCGTCGCAGCTTCTACTAATGCGTCGTTGCCGGCTGTTGTTTCCGCGATCTTAAATGTCGCGTCGATTCCCTGTTCGGTTGCGGTCATAGATAAAACCTTTCCGATTGGTCGAGTGCGATCGTGTTCTAGTAATAATTTAACGTTCTTAGTCGCGATAGATTCTGGTTTAAACGTCGTAAGTCCGGCGGACGTTGACCCAGTTTCGTTCCATGTTACGACGCGTCCGGTAATTGTGCGAGATTCGCTATCGGCTGACGTAATTGTTAGCGGCATGTTTAGCTTCATTTGATCATGTCCTCAGCTTGTCGGATTTCCTCGACGCTGATTGCGCCGATTTCATATAATGTTTTGTAAATTCCTACACGTTCGGCTTCGCTGCCGCGTAAGTAATCCTCTAATTTAAAATGAACTGATTGTGTTGACGGAACGAAGTCCGGCATAGATAAACGAGTGCTTATGCTTGTCATTAGCGGAATCAAAGAAAAATCAAGCAAAGTTTTGCGAGTAACGTTTGCGTTTGAGTAAGTCATGCTCGATCCAGTTTCAGCGTCAACGTAAAATGCCGGAATTCCGATCGCCCTCGCCAATTCGGTTGCGATGTAGGAACGGGCTGCCGCGAGCTGTAATTTCTCAGGATCGAAGCCGACTGTTTGTAATTCTACGTCAGCATTTAGAAACGCGGTCGAACGATTACGTCGAGCAACGCCCCATGACTCTAGCAATTTTGCAATTCGATCAGCTGGTAACGCTGTACCGTTTGATTTTAATACCATAGACGGGACAGGTTCGCGAGCATAGTTAGCAGCTGCTCGCTCTAATTCTGCTCCGGTACGAATTGTCCGACCAGCGCGGTTTAATAATCCTTCGTCGTTGCCGTAGAAAACAATTATCGAGCCCACGCCAGAATCCGGAATTTGTTTTCCGTCAATCGTGTAGTAAAGAACTTCGGTTCCGTTGGAATTTAAAAATACGCCGACGCGTGTTGGCACGATTCGCTGAACGGAGCGAATTCGCATGGTGTCGGCAAAGAGTTCGGTAATTTGCCAATAGGCGTAACCGTAAAATAATAAATCCTCAGCTGTCCAAACATAAGTCGCGCTACCCGGTACGCGTGGATCAGGGTCACGAATTACGCGGGGCGCTGGCACTTCGAGCCCCGTCGTATTGTCCCGGAGTTGCAACCCTATCGAAGCTATTGATGAGCAAATGATCCCGCGAGCACGTGCGATCGTAGGAACACTCATAGCTTCCTCACGCGTAGCCTGAGTAGCGCCACCGTTAAAGGTATAGATCGAATCTAAAGCGAATACAGGTGAAGCCGAAGCCTCGACGTCGCTACCTAATAGCGGCGTTACAGCTTCCACCCTTGACGCAAATAAATCACGAATACCCATGAGAGAATTGTGTCAGGGTTATAGCACTAAGCGGTCATAATATCGAAGTCCATTTCTGGGCGTGTCGCAAAGTGTGTAACTAGCGCCGTTGCCACAGCAGCGCAAACCGCAGCTTGAGAAGCTCGACGTCCGATAACCCAGCCACCGTCACCGCGCTTTAACT